TTGAGTAGTTGACTCCAAGCACATCTCCCCACACAGAGCAAAGCGAGTCATGGATGCCAGCACCATTACCTGTTCGGTCAACGCATACCCAGTTCGGAGCAATACGCATATTCTTACAGAACTTGATAATGTTATTCGCTTGCTCCAATGTCGCGGCCTTTGGAAATGGAATCTGTGAGTCGAGTTGTAAGACAACCTTGGGCTTCTTGTAATCAACAAATCTGCCACTCATTGGCGTATAGCCGTCAGAAAGCCCAAATCTGCCGTAAGAACAGATTACTTGGTCATTGCCCTCCAAAGCCAAGTCGAACGCGCACAGAGGCACTACAGGCCCAATAAAGCGGGTAATTCCCATGGCATTATCCATCATTGCTGGAGTCATTATCGCCATGGACACACCTTCCTGCGGGAACCATCCGCGAGCCATGGTATTTCCAGTAAAATAGCACTTCCCATCCCTTCTTGCGAAAAATGTTTGGTTATCTGTTCTTGGACACCAAACAACTCCAGAGTATGGAACTTCTTTTATGTTCATGTATTGAACACGAACATTTTTTGTCTCCAACGCATCAACATAATACATTGTGCATCCTCTGGACTGGTAATTTGTTTGTTTTATAAAATGACCTTTAACAAACCTTTCGTGTATTCGACTTGCCATTCCAAGTCTGTTTATCAAAATTGAATAGACTTCAGCTTGTTCTTTATCTTTGGTGCAAATGTATTTTGTGCTGCCACCTTGAACCCCACCATCACCAAGAACCATTGACTCAAAAAGCCTGCGCCTTCCCTCATTGTTTAGCTTTTCAATAAAATCAATGGTTAGCTTTTTGTTTGGAATTGCATCTTTAACCATCTTGCCAAGTTTATTGGCAAATGTGAAGTGAATCATCCCATTATATTCTGATTCTTGAAACGGATGCCCCAATTTAATTAAAAGCTCGCGTATTTTATCGCACTTATGTGGGTTTGCCTTTTGTGATTGATAGATAAGAACACGATTATATTCGCTAAAACTTCCATCCGTAACAATCCATCCAATCAGTTCTGCAAAATCTTCATCATATTGTTTTTTACTATCAATAGACTTTCTGCACAACGGAATCATGTCGTGCTTTGCAAGATTTGATGTTTCTTTGATTTTAAGACGAAGATTTTTCTTTGTTTGGAGTATCTGCTTATTTGTGGTCGCCCACCTATGATTTGCAGTTACAAGGGCAGAAATGTGACGACTTTCCATAGACACAAGATTTCCGTCATAGTGTTTCGCAAACACCTCTTTTACCTCTTGCCATTCTGCAAGACCAGTATCAACATTTACAGTATAAATTGTATCTCCAACATTAAGTTGATCGTGCCTTAACCATCCACGCCTTGATAAAACCTCCGTCTCCGTGTCGGCGCAGTAATATTCTGCCGTCTTGCCCTTGGATTCGTAGGCTTGATAACCCTCGTGAGTCTGAAGACCGGGGAATACAATCTTCTTCTCAATCACATTCTCGCACCTAGCGGCATCCAATCGCAAGATATGCCAACCATCTCGACTCTTCCATTCCAAGTCATCCTCGCAGTCAATAGACCCCCAGCCCGATGTTGGCTCACAACGCTTGCCAAATTCGCTAGTCCTATCTTTCGGGTTGCTTGCCGCAAATATCTTGATTCGTCCTTTTGCGCCTTCTGTATCCGCCGCTGACAAGATGTTCTGCAAGCCTTCCCAGACTCCAGCAGGGACTTCTTCGGCTTCATCCAGCACAACATGAGTCCTAGACATCCTTCCCCATTTAGGATGTGGCTTCCCTGCTCTTGGGCTAGGGTGAAAACCACGGAGCGTTCCCGTCCCACTATCGCCCCTTGGAACAGCAACTAGGTGAATGCCATTCTTATTGTCACTATTAGCTTGGATGCTTTTTACAAGTGTCTCACTTCCTTCAAATTCTGGTCTAACTAATGCAGTAGTATAGAACTTCTTAATAGCTGCAAATACATTTCGCTGTGCGTGTTCTGCTGTCAATGACACAACTTTAATACAAGTATAGTGAGGATCACGCATCCAATCCAACAAGAACCATGCCGCCGCACCGAATGTCTTGCCCATCGCGCCTGCACCTTGGATCAGCAATTTATCTTGATCGAACAAACATCGCCATGTGTTTTGACTAGACATTGGTCGCCAATCATAGACTTGTGGCCCCCAGAGAATAGTAGCGGCAGCTTCAAACTGGTCTGCATCCAGCAAGCTCTGGACATAAGACTGCACAACTTCTTTTGACTTCGGGATGTCCAACTCGACCTTACCTTTAACAATGCCAGCGTTAAGGATGATATGCTTTGCCGCATAGACAATTCCTACATCTTCATCCTTGTCAGCCTCCTCCCGAATCTCCTCGGCTAACTTGATAACCCTATTGACGCTTCCGCCAATCATGTCAACTCTGGCAAATTCCTTTCTTGCTTAAATCGAAGCAAGACATTCCAAACTTGTTCAAGCGTATCGTCGCAACCTTTAACTCGGCGATTCACTTGCTTTCCATCATCGTCGTAGCTCTCAACATTAAACTCCTTAAACTCTCCAGTATCATATCGCAGCTTGCGTCTAATTTCTTCTTCCAAGTCGTTAATAACTAACAGCGCATCCAATCCATGGAGAGCATAAGCATGGTCGTCTTGATCTTCTGGCAGATTAAATTCAAGTATTGCTTTCATATTAAAAATAAGAATCTTTATACACAGCTTTTTGCTTTATATTTAATTGTATTGTTTTATTGAAATTCTGAAAATCAACTTTTGCTTGATGAATTGTGGAACATCCGCAAAGCGGGAAAATTAAAAGCAATATAATCTTTTTCACTTTATATTTTTATTTATCCATTCCGCAACTCGTTTAGCTTGCGGTGTTTCTTCTTTTATTATCTGATCATAGCAAACATCTCCGTATGACTTAAATATCTGGACATTATTTACTAACCATCCCATATGGTATCCAGAACGCATGAAGTCAATGAAATTCTGCGTAGCTTCTCTATCAACGACAAAGTTTAACTTGCCAAATTTATGCTCCCAATACTCTTTTGGCTGGCAATTAATATGCCCATGACCACCTTGCCCCGGCACTGCCGCTGAGAAGATAATCGTCGGAGCCAACTCTGTTAGCTTCTCTACAACATAATCCGCTTCATGCGGATCAATATGCTCTGCAACCTCCAGACAGATAGCCAAGTCATACTTTCCATCCTCATCAAACATCGACTTGATTGTTTCTGGACAACGCTTATCTGGATCAATGCCAATAACATCGTGACCTAACTCACGCAATGCTTGGACATAAATCCCCGGCCCACAACCTACATCAATTATTTTCATATTTATTAATTAAGAAATACACAAAACAATAAACAGCAACACCTAAAACAATATAGTTCATGGGTAATTCTTCATTCCTGCATACAACCCATTGCCCTCGGAATACCAACCTTTGCCTGTATAGACATCGAGAACATCCTCGAAATACTTCTCATACATCGGAGCTACCTTCTCCAGCGTGAAGTTCTCGCCCCACTTCCTGCAATCTATCGGCTTGATGTCATCAATATTATTGATCGCATCCACAAAGTCACCCATCGTCCTGCATCGGAATCCTGTGATGCCATGCAAATTATTCTCTGCGAAGCTACCCCAATCTGTCGTTATAGTTGGCGTTCCACATAGCAAGTTCTCAACCTGAACCCCTCCGAATGGTTCAATATACTGGCTAGGAACGAAACTTGCCTTGGCATTTGCCATTAGCTTCTTTCTCTTCTCCACATCAGCATAACCAACATATTCCACATGGTCTGGTAACTTGTAGCCTTCTTCTTTCTGCCCTGCGATGACTAGCTTCACTCCTGCTTTCTCTGTGGCTTGGATTGCTACATCAACACCTTTTCCGCTGTAAACCCTGCCTAGATACAGAAAGTAATCTTCTTTCTTTGGATTAAACTCGAAATCCTCTACATCGAAGTAATTCGGGATGACAACATCATACCAGTCTTGCCGACAATTTCCAACAGCCTGCAAGCCGTAATATGCATGATAAATCGCGTAACTCTCCCAGATTTTCCACCTTGCCCAATGTCCTCCCGCATACCCAATGCCCGGCTCAACGCAAATCATGTCTTGATGCGCGTCACAGATTGGCCTCACACCTGAACCCCAGAAAGGCAGAATGAAATCATGCTTCAATTTCCTTTTCCCTACCTCTTCAATCGCATTCTTGAAAAAGGTCTGATATGCGTGATCCTGCATATTGAACTTAAAGAATGTCTTTCTCCAATCATGCGAACCATAAGACTTTTTAAAGTCATCATTCGTCAGAACTAGCACATTCTCCGTGCAGATTAAATCAGAATCCTCATGGCCGTAGTGAATGACCTCATGGCCTCGTTCGGTCATCATCTTTCCGAACTTCACTACCTTTTGCGTATATGCACAAGCATTGAACTCTTTCGATGTGACTGTGTGCGGAAGCGAAAGTGCGTGGAATCTCATATTTATTTTTTAATGTAGTAGAATTGAGTTGGCTTTGTTTTGATCCAGTAATTAAAGCAAGCTGGATCGGTTTTATAGTGAATTGCTGCTTCTTTTCTGCTTTCAAATAATCCTCTTGGAGTCATTATTTTTTTGCAAATACTTTTCGCTCTTTTCGCGTGATGCTCCCTTGTGAAAACCTGAAGTCTTCTCTTTTCTCTTATTTTTGCTCTTGCTTCTTCTGTGTGTTTTTTACCTTTGAACGGGTGATTTCTTGAAAGTGCTTCACTGATTTTTCTCCTATGTTCTGCTGAAAATGATTGAGAGTCCTTGCATGGATTGTTTTCTCCGCGCATTGATTCGCTTCTCATCTTTTTGCAAAACTCATATCTCCTAGAATTAAACTGAACGCAATTCCTTGTTTGCATCCAGCAAAATGCTTTTGCCATCTTGTAGCACCTTGTTGAGTTTCCGCCATTCCTGAAAAGGAAAATCTTGTGCAGTAATTTATGCGCTACAAAATGCTGTCTAGGAGTAAGAGAAACAATTCTTTTATTTTTTCCGAATATGCTTTGCGGAAAAATGTGATGCTTTTCCATTAACTCGCCACTTTCATTCCGTGATGATTTAACCAATGCAATATATTTTTTGCAGTATTTACGCCACAACTGATATTCCATCCAAATATGATTTCATATTCTAGGTTTTAGTCAATCCTAAAATGTGGTATCTCATATTCTGATTAGTTTTATTTCGAAGTCTTGCGCTAGCGAAATACTCGTTATGTCTCTGTCGTAAATATCACGATAGACCACAGTCTTGATTCCATAAGATGCAATGGAACGCAAGCAATCATTGCAGGGTAACAATGTCACGGCAATCAAAGCGCACTCGTCTGGCTTCACATAACGCAATGCATTTTGTTCTGCGTGGACGATGTAGAGCCTTCGTTTATCTCGATCTACCCAATCTTCACGCATTCCAGCGGGAAAGCCATTGTAGCCAATTCCTGCCACTGTGTTGTCATGGCGAAGCAAACAGGCTCCGACTTGTTTCCATGGGTCTTTGCTTTTCTTCGCGGCTACAGTTGCCAACTCTAACGCATATTCGTTCCAGTTCATAGTTCAAATGCTCGCAATTCGCCGGGGATGTCGTCGGGGAATCTAATGCCATCCATTTGTGCCTTGTGAAACTCTTCAATCTCTATCGCGTCTTTTAACTCATCACGCAAGAATGCCATTGCCGTCTCGTATTTGTCGAAAATAGCACGCTCCGTTTCGTGTAAATATCCACTATGTTCAACGATGAAAACAGGCGGCTTGCCGTAACTCCAACGGGCTTCAATGTGCCAATGGCAATCCCTGTCCTTGTGATGGTCTCCCGCTATCAATGCGTGATATTTCTCCGCAAGTTCGGTGACTTGCTTTTCAGTCTTCATAGTCCAGCGTTTCGGGGCTGTTCGTTTCCAGCATATGCAAAGCGTGTTCCAGCTCATGGTGAAAATGTTCCTCTGTAAAGTCGCCTTGATTTAGTCGAAAGATGCAAGCCGATACCACGCGCAAAAGTCTAGCATATGTGAAAGCGGCGGCGATTCCGGCAATGGTAGCGTCTGAATATTTCGCGTAGATTGGCGCTCCTTCGTCGTCTATCTCGTCGCTTCCGTTGTTTTGAATAAGTCCCATGAGCCAGCCAGCAAACAAATCGAGTGAGTTAATGAAATCGTTCGGCTCGATGTAGCTTTCCTCGATGTCTAACTGGCTTTCAATGTCCCGCT